TTCCAAGATTTTATGAAACGTCTACGTGAGCGTTTCTCTGGTGTTTCTATACGTTTTATCGTTGCCGGCGAATATGGTGATAAACTCGGCCGGCCGCATTTTCATGCGATACTTTTTAATTTCAATTTTCCCGATCGATATCGTTGGTATCGAGCTAAATGTGGATCTTGGGTTTATAGATCTAAGCTCCTCGAGGAGTTATGGCCTTGGGGTAATGCTGATATTGGCTCTGTGACTCCACAGTCGATCGGCTATGTTGCTCGTTATGTGATGAAGAAGGTTACCGGTAAGCTTAAAGATGCTCGTGATGAGACTGGAATGTCGCACTATGACTGGATTGATCTTTCGACGGGTGAGATATTTTCCCGGGAACCTGAGTTTGCTCGTTTTTCGCTTAAGCCCGGTATTGGTTATGATTGGTTTATGAAATATTATGAGTCTGTTTTTCCTCATGATTATGTTGTTTTTCAGGGCAAAAAAGTTAAGCCTCCTCGTTATTATGACAAGCTGTACGAGCGTATGACTGGTTACTGTCCTGTTCGTTCTTCTGATTCTTTTGAAGATTTTGATATAAAAGTATTTTCTGCTGATTTTGATGACATTAAGGCTACTCGAGTAGAGTCTGCTATGAATTTTCTTGACGATAATACTCCTGAGCGTCTAGCTGTTCGTGAGCAAATTGCTCTCTCTCGAATATCCCGTTTGAAGAGAAAACTTACATAAAGGGTATTTTATGACTTCTCTTATTCAGAATTACTACTGCACCTTCGATCGTACTTCTCAGAAGTATTCGATGCTTTTTCCTCAAGAGTCTGATGCTGTTGCGATTCGTGGTTTTACTGATGCTATTCAGGGTCATGGTTTTGACCGTCCTACTGAGCTCTCTTTGCATCCGGATGACTTTGATTTGTATCATGTTGGTATTTTTGATTGTAGTACCGGTTTACTTACTTCTTTGTCTGAGAAGCGTTTAGTCGAGCAAGGCAAGCAGATTGCTATTAAGCTTGGTTTACCTAGACAATTAGAGTTTCCTGTTGGTTTGGTTTCTGCTCTTGTTTCTGCTGTTTCTGCAGCTGCTAATGAGCGGCATATTTCTGCTTATCAAGAATCCTTGCGTATGAATCATGAAATTCAAAAGGGTCTTGATGCTTTTACTGAGCCGCCTTCTGGCGAACGTAAGTCTGGTTGGTTTCGTAAGAATTAGTTTAACGTGGGCCCGGGGAATTACCCCGGGTCTTTTTTTTGGAGGTTTTTATGCATCGTAATATGAATGTTAAGGCCCATGATTTTGCAATGGTTCCTCAGCCTGATGTTCCTCGATCGCAGTTTAAATCTCGTTTTCGTCATTTGTCGTCTTTTGATTCTGGTTATCTTGTGCCGCATTTTGTTGCCGAAGTTCTTCCTGGCGATTCGTGGCATTTGAAGCATACGCTTTTTGCGCGTACTTCAACGCCGATTTATCCGATTATGGATAATCTGTATCTGGATTCTTTCTACTTTGCTGTGCCTTTGCGTCTTCTTGCCAATAATTTTAAGAAGATGATGGGTGAGCAAGCTAATCCCGGCGATTCTATTGCGTATAATACGCCGACGATTCGTTCTCCTTCTGGTGGTTTTGCGATTGGTTCTCTTCAGGACTATATGGGCATGCCTACGGTTGGTCAGATGACTGCTGTGACCAAGGATTTGGCTGCTTGGTGGACTCGTGCTTATAACTTCATTTGGAACAACTGTTTCCGTGATGAGAATCTTCAGAACTCTGTTGTTGTCGATTTGGGTGATGGTCCGGATAACGCCTCTGATTATGCTCTTCTGCGCCGTGGCAAGCGATTCGATTACTTTACGTCTGCTCTTCCTTGGCCTCAAAAAGGTAATACTGGTGTTTCTGTTCCCATTGGTTCTACTGCTCCTATCAAGTCTGATGGGACTGATGTGCAAATGCGCACTAATGCTGGTGCTATGTCGAATGTTTATTCTTTAGGCGGTGCCGGCAATAATCTCTATTTTAATACTGCAACGGGTGGTGCTGGTAACGTGAATTTTGGCGCTGCCGGTGCCTCTACCACTGGTCTTTATGCTGACCTCTCTTCTGCTTCTGGTGTTCTCATCAATCAACTTCGTCAGTCGATTATGATTCAAGAGTTCCTCGAGAAGGATGCTCGTGGTGGTACTCGCTACGTTGAGATGCTTAAGATGCATTTTGGCGTTGTTTCTCCTGATTTCCGTCAACAGCGGCCGGAGTATCTTGGGGGTGGTTCCAAGATGATTAATATCAATCCTGTGACTCAGACTTCTGCTACCGGTCTTTCCGGTGGTTCTACGCCTATTGGTACGCAGGCTGGTTATGGTTTTGTCGTCGATCGTAACGGTTTTTCGTATTCTGCTACCGAACATATGGTTATTGTTGGTATGGTTGAGGTGCGTGCTGATTTGACGTATCAGCAAGGTGTTCACCGTATGTTTACCCGTTCTACTCGTTACGATTACTATGATCCTGCTTTTGCTCATTTGGGCAATCAGGCTATTCGTAATGATGAGATCTATTGTGATGGTTCTGCAAATGACTCTCTTACGTTTGGCTATAAAGAAGCTTGGGATGAATATCGTTATTTCCCTTCTCGTGTTTCTTCTCTTTTCCGGTCTACTGCTGCCGGCACTATTGATGGTTGGCATTTGGCGCAAAAGTTTACGTCGTTGCCTGCGCTCAATGCGACCTTTATCCAAGACACTCCTCCGTTGAGTCGTGTGTTGGCTGTTGGTGCTGCTGCGAATGGTCAGCAGATTATTGGTGACTTTGAGTTCGATGTCACTCTTGCTCGTTGTATGCCTATGTTTAGTGTTCCGCATATTTCTGGCATTAGGATTTAATCTTAGGGCTTTTGCCCTGTATGTAGCGAGGCACAGAACGTGCGAGCGCTTGTCAAGGAGGACGTATGGGTTTTTTGAGTTCGCTTGGTAAGATTGCAGGGATTGCTGGTGCTGTTACTGGCAATCCTGCTTTGCAAGCTGTTGGTGCTTTATCTGGTGCTGCTGATGCTAATTCTGCTGCTAAGGCTGCAGCTCAGACCCAGATGGATTTTCAGCAATATAATTCTGATACTGCTGTTCAGCGTCGCGTTGCTGATCTTAAAGCCGCCGGCTTGAATCCGATGCTTGCCTATTCTGATGTTGCTTCTACTCCGATGGGTGCTTCTTATTCTCCCTCTAACGTTGGTGAGGCTACTGCTAACGCTTATTCTAGGGGTACTGGTTCTCTTGCTTCGGCCGCAGCTGCTAAACAGTCTATTGCCCAAACTGAGAACATTACTACTCAGTCGGATTTGAATCGTGCTCTTGTTGTTAAAGCTGGTGCTGATGCTCAGAATGCTTCGGCTGCAGCTGCTAATCAACGTCAACAGGCTGTTCGTACTGCTCTTGATTCTGCTATGTTAGAGAAGCGTCTTCCGATCGCTGAACGTGAGAAGAATGTCACTAATTCTTGGGCTGGTAAGTTTCGTGATTATGCTACTCCGGTTCTTGAAACTCTCGGCCATTTAAATCCGTTTGTCTCTTCGGCGTCTTCCGCTAAGTCTGCGTTTGACCCTTCCCCTCGTATCAACACTACATTTTATGGTAACTAAGGAGTTTTTATGTCTTCTAAGATTTCGCCGGCTGCGTTTGAGCTTGCTACTCTTTATAATAAGCCACCTGAGTTTGTTCAGGCGGCTATTAATATTTTCAAGCCCCAGCTTCCCTTACCTCGTTTTCGTACTCCTGACGATGGTCTTGGTGATTTCATTTCACATCTTACTTCTCACTATGATGTGACTCCTTCGATGACGAAGCAGGAATTTACTGCTGAGTGTGATTTGAATACTATCATGAAGCGTTTTATCGCTTCTGATTTTGACCCTTCGACGATTCCTACGACGACTCGTAAGGCGTTCTATGGTGACCTTTCGGCTATGCCGGATTCGTATCATGCGGCTCTGAACTATGTTCGTGCCACCGAACAGATGTTTTTGGAGCTTCCTGCTGATTTGCGTGCGCGTTTTGATAACGACCCTCAGCAGTTCATTAATTTTGTGGAGGACCCTGCCAATACAGATGAGCTTGTTAAGCTTGGTTTCTTGTCCTCTGAGCCTCTTCCTGAGGCTTCGGGCGACCGCGCCCCCCAAAGTGCGCCGAAGGGCGCCCAGAAGCCTTCTTCTGGTGAAGGGGATGGAAAAGGGGAGTAATCCCCTTAGCACTATTGAGTTACTTGTTCTCAATAGTGCTAGGTGACAGCTTTTAACCAACCTAAGGAGTTCCTGATGAAGCGTAAGCCCTTAAACAAGAGTCGGTCTGCTAAGGAGTTTCGTCGTGCTGTGAAGTACACGAAAGCTGCTAATGTGCCTTCTCGTTATGTGATTATGCGCGGTGGTCAGCGCATGTAAATAAAAGGCCGACAGGAGGGGTATCTCCTGCCGGCCCGCTTTATCAAGATCTGGAGGATCTCGATGGCTTGTTATCATCCCATACATGGTTATCTTAGTAAAGATGGTTCTTTTACTACCAATTCTAAGTTTGGCGTTTCTTCTTTAACTGTTCCTTGTGGTGGTTGTGTTGGCTGTCGCCTTCGTCGTGCCGGCGAATGGACTGTTCGCGGCACACATGAGGCTTCTCTTTATTCGGATAACGCTTTCATCACTCTTACTTACGATGATAAGCGTTTGCCCGATCGTCCGATCGGGCAACTTCCTGCTAATGTTGGTTTGCACT